TCTGACCAAGAGGTATTGTTGCAACAACACCATTGAGACCAATTCTGATAATAGAAGTTGGTGATGTACCAGAGATATTCTGACTTGGTGTGATCTCGGTAATAGTACCGACACCAGGTAGACTTGCATAATCTCTGTACTCGTATAGATTCGTGGAAGAATCGTTGTAGGAGTAAGTTCTACTCTTCTCTGTACTGATAAGAGTAGGTAGAACACCTGTACCTTCATAAGAGAAGGATCTAAGTACAGGTTCTGCTGTTCCCTGAGATGCCCAAAGAGTACCAAAGGCATTCCAGTTAGGTGCGAATCTAACGTTGGCAACACCTCTAATTGGGAATAGAGCCTGCTTCTCGTCTGGGTTGAAGGATACAGATTCAACTGCACCACCAATCTTGTAGATCTGACCTTGACCAACGTAGTCAAATACACGTGAAGCTTCAGCATATACAATACTGAAGGCACGACCTTCACCGATGTATGGTCTAGTAACACTGTAAGTTGCCTCACCAGTAACATCAATTGGAATAAATCCATTCCACTGTGGGTTGATACGTACCCAAGTATCGGAACGAATCTTGATCGCTGCATCGAATGTAATCTCTGCAATGAATCCAACACTGCGTGAGGTATGTGTATTGCCAGTATAAAGAAGTCCACCAAAAGGATACTGCCATACTGTCTGAGAAATATATCCCCAATCAATATTTCCAGAGTAACCTTCAGCAATGGTTCCATAATCAAAGCTAGAACCTGGTGTAAAGTTGGATACAAGAGATACAGTGTATTCTGGATCTACTACCGCAACGACACCAACGTTGATTCTGACAACAGATCCTGTAGATGTACCTGAGAGGATCGTGTTTGTAGTGATCTCCTCGATAGTAGCAGTTCCTGGTAACGGACCGAAGTCTGTATAACCAAATGGAACGATAGAACTATCGTTGTAATCCCATGTAACTCTCTCGTGGTATGCATCTCCAGTAAATACAGGAATGATACCAAATGGTTGCTCACCATATGTTCTCTTAACGTCAGAGACTGCACCTGTGACAGGTATAGTACCTTGACCTCTCCAGTTAGGTACAAAGTTAACCTTGACGTTAGATTGTAATGGAGCAAGATTACCAGTACCAACGTAATCTGTGGCAACTCTCTCTTCACCACCACCAATTTTGTATAGGTTACCAGTACCCTCATAGGTGAATACAAATGACTCGTCTGCTCTAGAGAAGTTGAATAGTACACCTGATCCAAGTTCACTAGCAGTAATTCTCTCCACGAGAACACCACGAACCATACTCCTGACGAATCCATTCCATCTAGGTTTGGTTCTTCCTCTACCTTCACCCTGTACCTTGATTTCACCACGACCAATCCAGTTAGGTACGTAGTTCTGTTTAGCAGTACCCTTAAGTTGACCGATACCGTATGGGAACAGAGTACCAGTGATACTAAGAAGACCCCAGTCAAGGTTGGTTGTCTTACCAACAGACACTGGAGCATGTTCAATCGAGTTTGTAAACGTACCCGAATGAGGTGCAACTTGGAATCCACTAGGATCTACAGTTGCAGTTATTGTAGGATTAACTTGTACTACAGAACCAGTACTTACACCCGACAGTACTTGGTTTGTAGTAATGACTTGATAGGACTGTATCGGAATCGTTCCGTAGTCCTCATATTCAAATTCAACAACAGCAGAACTATTATATGCGTATGTTCTTCTGTTATCTTCGCTATTAATATTAGGTAGAGTACCTGAACCCTCAAATCCAAATGTACGCTTAATACCTGAGACTTCTCCTGAAACCTTGGCTGTACCATATCCAACCCAGTTAGGTCTGAAGGAAACCTCTGCGTTACTCTTGAATCTGAATAGTCCTTTGGACTCAACTGAAATACTTCTAGTAACTGTACCAGAACCAATCTTGTACAGTTCACCATCACCAGATTCTTTCTTAGAGAAAGCTTCCGTTGTGAGGGACTGGATCCCAAATAGTCCGAAGACTTCGATATCTGGAACCCAGTGTGTTACCGCACTTCCTGATACTCGTAGAGTACCAGTAGCGATCCAAGGAGCCATCAAACGATAGTAGGTATTGCCCATCTCGAAGACAGTACCTGTACCAACCCATGCATGTAAAACTGTCCAAGTTGTAGCGGTCTTCGGTCTAACGAAACCGTAAGGTCGGACAATATCTGTGTAAATTATTCTACCCCAATCATCAACCGTAACAGCTTCTACGTCGTTGATAGATCCACCGTCAATAACGGTAGTGGGTGTTAATGCTAATGAATTTAAACCGTAATCAAGTTCTATAAACGGTTCAATGCATGAAGGATCCCATGTATATGATGCTCTCTCACCACTAAAAATACGCAGCGCAATACTAGACCCATAAGGTCCGTCTATACTAGTTGTATAGATATGCGTTGCCATTTACCCTCCACTAAAATAAAAAAGGGGATCCAGTAATGAATCCCCTCACACATAATAATGAAATCAATTGAATCAATCAGTCTAGGCTGACGTTCAGAGTTACTTTGATCTGGTCACCAGCGTTTTGAATAGCGTAAGGACCATTTGTGAATCTCTCAGCGAAGAATATCGCATCGTAGAGCGTCACAGAACCTGTACCATCAAGTGCTTTAGTAGTTGTGAAGGTATTTGCATCAGGTGTCTCAAATACAATGTAAGTACCAGCAGTAGTTGTGGTATTACCTGTTCCCTGATCGATATAAACTGCATCGCCAGGAACCAATCCATGACCTGTAGCAGTTACTTTACTAAAGTCGAACTTAACAACATCATTACCGTTTGAAGTCTGAATGTTTTCAATAAGAACGTTATTGAGGAAAACAGTAACTGTTCCGTCTGTATCGTCAGTCTCGTAGTCGATACCAGTAATAACTGTGTTAGCATCAATACCGTTAGGTGTAGTTGTTTGAGAAACTCTCATTCCTAGAGCAAGGTCTTCAGCGACATTTGCTTGGAATACTAGGTCTCCACTAACAGCACCACCGTTTGCCTTACTTAGATAAACTGTAGTACCAACAATTCCAGTAACACGTGCTCCCTGAGCAACGTTAGTTCCTGTAACACGCTGATCAACAACAATTCCAGTTGTAGATGTAACAACAACTTCGAACTCACCAGCAGTACCAGTAGCAGCAGTAGTTGAAGCAACAGCAGCAAGAGTAATGTAGTTGTTACCGATAGTTCCTCTTACACCAGACTTAGAAATCTGTGTTCCAGTAGCAGCAGTACCAGCATCAGCCACACCGTGAATGGTTGTAGGCATGTTGTTAGCACGTGAAAGGAAATAACCGTATACGTTACCAGCAGGACCATCAAAGGTGAATGTTTGCTCAGGATAAGAAGCAGTTGTTCTACCTCTACCAAAACTCAATGGTTGTGCAGTGAAGTTACCAGTGTTCTTAACACTTAAGTTAAGTGTAGTACCATCAATGTCTACAACGTATGCACCAGTGCCGACAGAACCACCAGTAACATAATCACCCTTTTTAATACCTGTGTTAGAAGCAACCGTAACTAGGTATGTACCAGATGTACCATCACCATTAGTTGTAGTGACCGCAGTAGGCTCAGTTTCGATGCCCCAACGGTTACCGTTTAAAAGGATACCATACTGCTGTGCATAATCCTGATCAGTCCTATTATTGATGATGCCAGGATAACCTGTAGTAGGTGCTCCACCATAACCGTTAGTGTTATTTTCGGTGTATGGTTCGAAATATCTTGTTTGAGAGGGAGTATCACTCTCAGCAGGATATGTATCTGTTGTAAACAGCTTCAGAATAAGGTTTCTGGGAATGTTTTGAGAATAATTCAGCAGATTCCTTAAAGAATCAATTTCGCCGTTGTCGGTTACTAAGAGTGCCATTGGTTAACCTTTCCTAATTACGTTGCTATGTATGATTATTTATAACCACAAGGTATTTATAGTTTTATCCTCAGTGCAACGCTAGCTTTACTGATGTTCAGCACATGGTTTACGTTGAATCTAAAGATGTCACCAGCATTAACTGTGGTGTTCCAAGTCGAAAGATTATCATCTTTCGATTTTATTTCTGTAGAGGTATTTAGTACACCTAACTTTGGTGTTTCAGTACCTGTTATTGAAGTGAAATTCGGATAATCATCATACGCACACTTCAATATATCTATCTCAATATTACCTGCCACATCTGCCACTATAATAAATGATTCAATCGTACCAGTGACATCAACTGCCATATCACCCTTTGGTCCTATTGCCATTGGGAATGATCCAGCATCGATAACAAAATTGAGAGTTCTAGTTAAATCTGCTGTTGTAACTAAAGCAACACCAGAAAATCTATGACCAGCAGTAGGTGGAGTACTAAAAACAATTTGATCATTAGAAACAATATAGTCTGTATTTGGTTTTAGAACTATATCATTAATAGAGATCAACAATTGTTGTTCATCTATTGGTGTGTACGGAGATCCATTAACAGAAAGAGTGAATGTATCTTGTGTACCATCAAATCCACCAGAGATATCATCAAGAATTAAGTTTGTATACTGTGTAGACTTGGTTGGAATTTGATAATTGACATCCAAGTTGTACGCAGGGTTCTCTCTTAGAGCAACACTATGTTGCTGAGATCCAACTCTGACGGTATACTCTGCCATTAGGAAGATACTCCAGGAGTTACTTCAACTAATCCTTCAATAACTCTTGTCTTATATCCAGTTGGAGCAGTCAAGAGAATGTCATAGACATACCTTCTACGGTCTAAAGCACCTGTTTCTGTACTATTCATGGAGATACCAATCTCACCTGAAGTTCTATTAACAAAAACAAGAGGTACAGCAACAGCGTTCGCTGATGCATGACTAGTTTTAAAATTAGCCTCACCAGTATATCCTGTCATGTTTAGTGCCGTACCATCTTTATTTGTGATAAAGAAAGTCACGTCAAAATTTGCATGACGGTCAACGACTATATTTACAGGTATCGCTGCCATTAGACTCTAGAATTTAATCTTATTTAGTTACTTTTTTAGGCGGTAATGGTTTTCCACCATTAGCCGCAAGTTCATCTGGGTCAGGAGATTCTAAAAGATCTAGTGTCTCCAATCCACCGATGATTTTGATTCTATACTCTTTCAACTCAGTTAGACTTTTTTCTGTAGTAGAAATTTTAGTTTCAGTATCAGATAATTGTCTGGTAAATTCTGAACGTATCTTAGAAGCTTCCATAATAAAAATGCATATAAACTATTTATTTAAGTTTTCATGATGTAACATAGAGCATAGTACTTAGGCATAACGTTCAACGCAGTTCCACTTCCAGTACCTGTGGTGGATCCAGATGTAGTTCCTGTGCTAGTGCTGCTAACAGTACTTGTGCTTGGTGATGCACTACCAGTATTTCCACTACCACCACCAGTGGTTCCACTTATACTAACCGTTGTGTCATGAGTATGATCTTCACTAACTCCTAAAGTATCGAAGTAGTGTGCATGAGTTCCTGCATCTCCAGTTGTAGCAGCAACGTTACCCATGTTAGCATTTACTGCCTCAGTGTGATAGTCACCTGTGAATAGAGAACTATGAGTAACATAACTGTGGTTATGAAGACCAGCATCAGATGTGTTTCCACTATGATAATGGTTATCACTTTGTACTCCACTAGTTCCAGTTCCTGATCCACTGAATGAGTGAGTATGATTTCCAATACTATGAGTATGACTTGATACAGTGTGACTGTGAGAAGGAAGTGAATGAGAGTGACTATTAACTGTATGAGTATGAGAAGGCATATTCGAAGTTGATATGCTTACAGTCTCAGAACCACCTGTATCATTAACACTATAACTGTTACCAGCACCAAGAACAAATCTATCTCTTAAGTCAGGAGTACTATTGTTACCATCACAAAGAACCCATCCAGAAGGAATATTAGATTGTGATCCAGACCACATTATGATACCACCAGAAGGGAATGCACTACCTTGTGAAGATCCAGTCTGTGCTTGATTAGTCCACTTACTAGATGCACTATCCCAAGCAAGAACATCATTATCATTAGGAGAACCAGTAATATTAGTATCTGTTAAATCTCCAACAGTTAAATCAGGTGTAGGAGCATCAATCCATTCTAACTGAGGTGTTGCACCACCAGTAGAACTTAAAATCTGCCCAGCTTCACCAACCTCATCATCTTTATCTAAGAGACCACCATGAATCTTAACTACACCATCCCCAGTTTCAAATCTAAGTGTATTTGCATAGTATAAAGCACATTCTGCTCCTTGCACAAACCTTGCCATTGTTGTGCTTACACTATCAAGTTGGATAGTGGTTCCACTACCAGGAATTCCTATATGGAAAGTACTATCAGCATAACTGTAGAGATACGTTGAACTATTATTATTTCTAAGTTCAGCTCTCTTAGAGTTATTACCTACTAATAGGTAAGAATCAGAATCTGCGTTACCTATCTTAAGTTTGTTATTTGAATTATCCCATGTTAGAGAAGCATCTCCACCAAAGGAATCGGAATCATTAAACTGTACATGTGTATCAGAACCACCAGGATCTGTACTACCAGCACCAGCAGCATCTGCTTGGTTAGTCCACTTACTTGTAGAAGCATTCCACTTAAGTACCTGACCACTGGAAGGAGATCCAGTAATAACAACATCATTCAAATCTGCAATAACAGAAGATCCAGTTAGATAAGAACTTAGATCTGGTGGAGTGTATTTGAATACACCATTAGCATTATTATAAGAAATAGCACCACTTCCAGAAGCAGTATTTGGTGATCCTACTGATAGACTTCCAAGTGATATAAAAGTACTAACGTTAGGAGGAGTATATGAGAATACACCAGTAGCATTGTTATAAGATAATCCTGCTGTTCCTGCTGATTGAGTAGATACAGAAAGATCTGATAATGCAATACCAGCAGTTCCTGCAATCCATTCTGAACCATCATATTGTAATACATCATTTGCAGAAGGATTCAATGAACTAGCAACATCACCAAGATCATTTACGTTTATACCATTAATAGTAAAGTCAAGAGTTCCAGTAGCATCTTCATAGGTTACTGAAATACCTGTCTCAGTATTACCAGTTACCATTGCTCCAACAATATCCTGAACTTGCTCAGTTGTTAGTGTAGAACCACCTGATACATCAGTCTGTGCTTCCCATCTACCGTTAGTACCACTATATTTTAATACATCTCCATCAGATATAGTTCCAGTAGTTACATCAGTAAGATCATTTAGAGCAACAGAAGTTAAGTAACTACTTAAATCTTGAGGAGTAAATGAGAATACACCAGTGGAGTTGTTATATGACATTCCACCAGTAGCAGTTGCACCGTTATTAGCACCAACAGAAAATGCTGTTAGGTCTGTACTTACAGCAGAAAGATCTGGAGGAGTATATGAGAATACACCAGTACCATTATTATATGATAATGCTGCTGTACCTGCTGCGTTAGTGGTTACAGAAAGATCTGTTAGTGCAATACCAGAACCACTTGATGCTGTTTGATCAGGAGCAGAAATCCATTTACTTGTACCAGAATCCCACTTTAATACATGTCCGTCTGTAGGGGTTCCAGCATTAACGTCAGAAAGATCATTAATATTTGAACTAGCAAGACTTATTGAAGTTAGATATGTATTACTATCAACAGAACCATCTGCCTTTAAGAATTGAGATGATGTTCCACTTGTCTTGACAAATTTGTTACCAGTTATATCACCAGTAGATCCACTAATAGATGCTCTCCATACGTTAGTAGCGAGGTTACCAATATAAAGTCCAACACCATCATTAGTATTAATTCCAACACCAGCAGTAGCATTCAAACTAATAGCATAAGTTCCATTATTTTGTACATCTAATCTACCAGGAACACCTGCTGATCCTGCAAATGTAGCGTTGCTGGTTGTAATCCCACCTCTTCCAACTACATCATTAAGGGTATCTGTTTCTGTATAAGAAGTTAGATAACCATTTAGATCTGGTGGAGTGTATGTGAATACACCAGTAGAATTATTATAGGCAACTCCACCACCACCTGAAGCAGAAGCATTAGAACCTACAGAAAGATCTGTCAATCCAATTCCACTAGTACCAGTAATGGTAAGTTCACCATTACCACCACCTTGTCCGAAGGTGATTCCAGTACCAGCTATAAGATTTAATGTCTGTACATTACCAGCACCATTATTCGTATAGTTTATTTGAGTTGTAGTTGCATTAGCATGAAGAAATGCAAGAGTATTATCTGCTGCTGGTGTAAATGTAAACTGACCAGTTAAATTATTATATGCTAATCCACCATTACCACTAGGTGTGCCTTCAGTACCTATACTAAGATCTCCTAATGCAATACCACCACCAGAACCACCACTGTCAAGAGCATTAGTCCACTCAGTACCATTCCATTTTAAAATCTGATTGTTCTGTAAAGCACTAATATTAACATTGCTAATATTCTCAAGACTTAATGAAGTTAGATATGTACTACTATCAACAGAACCATCTGCTTTTAAGAATTCGGATGATGTTCCACTTGTCTTGATAAAACTACCAGAAGTCAATGCTCCAGTAACTGTTGCACCTGTACTTGATGTTTGTATTTTATTTGTTCCACCAGATGCTAGGGAAACTTGTCCTGAATCTGCTACTATACTAATACTAGAAAAGTCATCAATAACTAATGGATAATTAGCACCAGAATTTCCTCTAAATGAATATTGACTTGCAGAACTGCTCCAACTTATTCCAAGATGAGTAGTACTACTACTATAAAGATAAAATCCTTCATTATATGCACCAATTTGTACCACAAAACTACCACCATTACTTTGAATTGATGTAGTTGTTATTGAATCTTGATCACAAACATCCTGAAGGTCTGGTATATTACCACCAGGTGCAATTGCTTTCCATGTAGTATTGGTTGCATCATATGTTAATACTTCTCCGTCTTGTGGAGCATCACCACCAATTAGACTTGTATCAGTTAAACCAATTAAAGTATGAGTATGAGATGGCAGTCCAGTTAAATAACCTGATAAATCTGGTGGAGTATATGATAGTACACCTGTACTATTATTGTATGAAAGACCTGCTGTCCCTGCTGATTGAGTAGATACAGAAAGATCTGATAATGTTATAAAGTTGCTAACATCAGATGGTGTGTAAGTAAATATACCAGTGACATTATTATAACTTAAACTTGAATTACCAGGAGCATTATTAGTTACCTGTATATCGGTAAGAGCAATTCTTGATGCTAAATTATCTGTGACTACACTATAGTTACCAGAACCATCAGTCTTCATCAGACCAGCACTAGGGAAGTCTGCATCCTGAATAGCATCACCAATTGAGGTGATAAAATTACTTAAATCGGGTGGTGTATATACGATCTGACCAGTAGAGTTATCGTATACTAAGTTACCTCCAGCAGCAGCAGAGTTAACAACAGCACTTATATCTGTCAGAGTAATGTAAGTAGCATTCAGACCAATCTGAGTACCACTGAAAGTATGAAGGTCGTAACCTATTTCATTAATCTTCTGTCTTTGTACCTCAAAGGTATCGGACTTATTTACTATGACTTGTGCCATTACTTTCTATCAATTGTTTTAGTAGGGTCTTGAGTTCACTAAGTTCACTTTTAACATAGTCCAATTCATACTCCATACTCCGTTGCTTGTTTCTGGATGATTTATATTTGGCAAATGAAGACCTATCGGTATTTATTATTGCACCTGTATTTACATCACGATATAAATGATCTTGGTCTTTAACTTTTAGACTATTCATTAGTATGAAGCAACTGCTCTCATATCCTGAATCTTAGGAACAAACGCAGGATTATTAGATTTCATAACAATCTTAACTGCATAAGAAGAGAATTCTGGTAGATTCTCTATGCTGTAAGATAGTTCTTGATATGATGATTGTTTCTCTGTAATTCCACTAATAGCATTTTCAGATGAAGCAACAGTATCAACATCAGGTTCACCTGCTTCATTAAAGTATATCCATTCAATATCTTCGAAGTTCTCTTGTGAGGAAGACTTCTTGATCTTATAAAGAATTTGTAGGTTCTTAGTATCAGTTACATTAGCAGTAAGTTTTACATCAATAGAAGTAGCAGGATTTTCAATAGCAATTTCTTTAGTCACATACTTAGCAATTCCAGAACTATTCTTAGATTCTGTCTCAGAAATATAATCAACACCAGTAGAATATGATACTGTTGCAATTTCAATGAAACTTGCCTCATCAACTGGTTGATTTGGATATGAAATTAAATCACCAACTCTAAAGATATCATTCAACTGATCATCTACACTAGCATTTCTATCGAAACTACTACTATCAATAAGTCTTCCAGTATAATCATTATTAATTGGTTGCTTATCATTAACAGTAGTTAATTCACCAGACTTAGTATTCCACAATACTATCTTACCAGAAATCTTATTGTCGTATGTCTGAGCAACAACAGATGGATTTCTTGCAGTAACGTATGTTGGAGGTGTAGTAGTATTTGGAATATCAAAACTAAACTTAGTAAGACCTGTTGTACCAACAGTAATAGCACCAGCAAATGTCTGACCACTGAATGTTACAGTCTCACCAGCAACAAAAGTGTTGACTGTAGTAACTTTAACATAAACTGTACTTCCATTAACTTTAACAATAGAACCTTCTGCCTTAGAAGTAACACCAACAAGGGTTTGATTAGTATTAATAACTTCAGCACCTTGAAGACCAGATGCAGTAAATGAATACACTGGTAAGAAAGTTACAACTTGATTCCTTCTACCATAACGATCTTCAGAACCTGAAGCAGATTCAACACGGTTACTAATAGTTTTAACTGATGCTCTAGACAAATCAATCACTGGACTCAAATGAGACACAGTAGACGATAGATCTAATTTATATGATAATGAATTATCAATAGCATTAGCAGTTTCATTAATCTTAGAAGCAACAATCTTCTGATTAATGAAGTAGAAGTCTTCGTTCAAGAAAGTCTTCTCATAATCAGTCTGTGAATATGATGTGAAAGTATTAACATTATCATCTACAGGAGAAACATTTGTTGTTTTAACGAAACTGTCAATCTTAGTTTGACTAAATGTTAAGTTTGATATAGAAGCGTATACTTTTTCAAACTTTCTATTGTATGTTGCTAATACATTTGTACCACCACCAAAGGAATTACCAGATGCTCTAGTAGATCCAGTGATGTTATAATAGTCAACACCAGTGTTAGAAACCTTATAAAGATTACTGTTAAGTGAGGAAGCAGTTACACCACCAACATCATCTGCATTCTTGAAGTAAACCCATGACTTATCAAGATCAAATCCATTATCTCTATGGTTAACTTTAACAATGTAATTGTTATTCTTAAACAATGTTGATGTAGCAGTAGTATTTGCTTCTGCATTAGTTTCAATAGGATGATGATCAAGTGGTTCAAATCCTAGAACATCGTTGGATAGTAAGAGACTTGCAGTTCTACTAATATCAAATTCTGCACGATTCAATACAAACTTAATATCTTCAAATAGATCTTCTGTCCAAGCATTAGTATTCTGAGACTTAAAGAGAGAACCTAAAGCAGGTTGTGTTGTAACAATTTGACTAGTAGCAACTTCAACTGCACCTAACGTAGATGCCCACATCTCATAATCAATAGAATCTGTTTCAATAGCAAGAGCATATTCTTGATCATTCTCAAGATATACAGGGAAGTCAAATCCAAACTTAGTAGGAGTTATGGATTGTGTCTCTCCATCAATATCAATAGCGATACCCATTCTTACTGCTGGAGTATCAATAGTAATTTCAGATTCAATTATTGCACCAGCATTACCTGATCCTGTTCCTCTGAGGACAATGGATGGAGGTTCGGTATATCCTGAACCAGCAAGAGATATTTCTGCATCATAAACAAGACCTTGCGAAACTCTAACAGTAGCAGTAGCATTACCACCACCAGGAAGTTGAGGACTTTCGATTGTGATGATTGCAGATTCATAACCACTACCTGTGTTAGAAACGTTTAATCCAGTTACACGACCAGAATTCTTAGCAATAGTAAGTGTGAATTGTGTATTACTAGCATTATTAGATTGTGTGATAGATGTAACATCTAACAGTTCATCTTGAACAAAACTCTTACCATTGTTATTATCTAATACAACTGTATATACTTGGTCATTTGTTAATGTAAATGTACCTGTTGTACTAGCAACTAATTCAATATTGTTCTTATCAATAACTTTACTAATAGGACCAGAAGCATTAGATTTAGATCCTGTTACATTTTCACCCCTACTAATCGTAAGTGTATCACTTGCGACTACTTTTAAGAATGTCTCAGGTGTCAATACTTTCTGTGTGCCAGGAATAATATTCTTACCTGGTTTACCACTGACAACATCAGTTAGATAAACTCTTAATGGAATATTATCACTCTTCTTATTGAAGAAGAGATCTAAACTTGTTACAAATACACCACCATCAAATCCATCAACTTTAAATGTCTGAGCGAATGGATTAGGTCTAATTGGATTCTCAGTATTACTATCCACAACCTGTGTACCTTCATTCGCCTTAAAGAATGCAGGTCTTGTAGATACAATAGAAGAAGGATTCTCTGGAACTATACCTGTAGCATAGAACTTAACTTCAGCAAATGTTTCTACTTCATCAGTAGCAGCATCAGTAGAACTTGATGTAAATCTAATAGTCTTAACACCTGTGCTGAATCTCAATTCATCAGCATCTGTATCATATGATACAGTATCAACACTTCCAGACCATACAGCATTCTCTCTAGGTGGTACTCCAGCAGGTACTAAGATAATACCACTAGCATTACCATTATTATCTGTAGTAATAGTACCATTAAATGCAGATAATGAGTTAGCAGCAATACCAGTATACTTAAGATCAGGATTAACCCATCTAGCAATATCTCTGCCTTCCATAAAGACATAGACTCTAGTATTTGGTTTTAATCTATTGATCTTAAACTTAACAGGAATACTTCTAGCAAAGTAAGATAGAGATGTAACAACAACATTAGATCCTACACCCTTAGTTACTAATCCCTTACCAACTTCATTATTCTGTGGACTAATATTTGAAGATGTTCCTACAGTAGCAGTAGCAACATTAGAATCAGCAATATTAGAATTAACTTCTGCAAAAGATCCAATATTATAGAATGCTTGGTTAGCACCAATCCAATTAACCTTATATGAATTGTAAAGACTTGAGAATGCTTCCTTTAGGTTTTCCTTAGCAAGAAAAATAGAATATAGATTAGTATTATTATCTGTTACCAAAGGTTCTACACTATCATCATACCAAGAATCTACGTTAGGTCCAATAAAGGAATCACCAACATATTGAAGAACAACAAATGGATTAGGATTAACTGTCTTAGTAGCAAAGTCATTTCCTAACAGTTCTAATTCTGTATATGGTAGAGTAACTATATCACCAGTCTTCTGATAACCAGCAACAGATCTTTGATCATCTCTAGTATTAATTTCAACTAGATCAATAGAATCTTCTTTTGCTTGAGGACGTAATACAGACTGCTGTGTATCAATAGCACACTTGTAATCAATTGCTTTAAGAGATCCAATCCTATGAGTCTCAAAATTGTCTACAATAAAACCACTCTTAAAACGATTGACACCACTAGCATCTGTAATCTGCATATTAAGAGCTTGTTGCTCAAGAATGCTTAACGTAGTGTAATATTCTAGTCTCTCAATACGTTTTTCTAACTTACCGATATCACGCATTGTATAGCGACGATTATCGACAGGAGTAATCCTTACATCCTTACCTGTTTGTGTAAATGCAGGAATGTACATATAGTACAATGCAATAGCATCACTAATAACATCAGGTTTAGATGGGTTAAGTGAAGAGTTACCTTGTTTAATAATAAATTGACCTTTCTTATTCAAGAACAATCCATCAATCCTATCAAGGTATTGTGTCTGTGTGAATGAGAAAGTGTATTCAAGATTTGAATCAGGAGCAGGAGTACTAGAAACAATACCACCTGTACCTGTAAATGATCTACTATTAGGTGAAGATAACAATGATGTATTTTGGAATCCACCAATGATTGCATTATTATCAACTTTAGGTCTAAAGTCTAAAACATCTTTAAGAGATACTTTACCTAATACAGGTGAGTTGAATGAAGGAATCTCTTCAGGACCAACACCTGCTTCATGTAAATAAGAATCAACAGTGATGAAATCACCAGAAGTATGATCGAAGTAATCGAAAGCAACTACTAACTGACCTGTTGGTGCTTCAAAACCTGGTTTAATGACAAGTCTAGAGATATCATATATTGTGTCTCTTTGACCATCGTCAAATGTAAATCTATTAGTAACATCAGTACCAGTAACAAGATTACCTGCTTTATCTACTACAGGAGGTGTAGATGAAGAACCTTCATAAACATACCTTAAATTGAATGCATCAGCATAACTGTATACATCTAATGACTCAGTATCATAGTCTCTACCTCTGAAAGGTATAACTTTATCACCAGCAGACTCAACAATAATTCTCTTATTTAAGTTTGCTGTCTTAAGTCTTGGTTTTGCCTTAGTAACTTCTAATGTAGCAGTTAATTTTAATGTAGGATATGTTGTATATGATGCAGATCCAAAATAGTTTGCAGGTAGATTCAACTTAACACTACCAGATGTCAAACCACTAGCAGCATCAGTAGATGCCTTTATCTCAACTTGATCTGAAGTAATATAAACTACATCACCAGCAGCAACGTCAGGAGCATCACCTGGATCAAGGATTGTGATTAAGAAGTTGCTTTCACTAAATGATACAAATCTTTGAGTTCCAAATGGGAGTTGAGCAGCAAAAGTAATAGAACCAGAACCACCAGAACCAGTAGATATAAAGTCTCTTCTGAGATAATAGGTAATTTTGGAATCATCAGCATTTGCAACTATAGAACTTATCTGATTAGAACCAGTCTTATAAAGAAGAGTTCCCTGATTAAAGTTCTCGATAGATGGTCTTACTCTAACAACACTTGCATTAGTAACATCATTAGGTAATGACCTATCTAAGTAAATTCTTGATTTATATACACCAGCAGGTTTAGTAGACTGTTGTACGACACCTCTTACAAGATTTCCAGAATCATCTGTAAACTGAACCAAATCTCCATGTATAACAAATGTGGTAGAGTCTCCACCAAATCCTGTACATTCAATATACTTTCTACCCTTACCTCCACTAAAAGTAAAGTCAGTTACAGAAACAATCTCAGCATACTTCTCTTTATTAATTTCAATGTCTGCTGTAAATGTATTAGAATTACCAGATCCAAATTGAGAGTAGAATGACTTAACATTCTGTGGAGTATATGTTGTAACAGCATTTCTTACTAGAACAGGTACAACAACTGCTTGTGCAGTAGCACCACTATCAACAATTTCAACTAAAGGTGGTTGAGAGTATTCAACTTGAGCAGAATCTCTATCAACAATTTCTACCTTATAAACTAACTGATCTCCACTGACATTAACAAGTATCTTAGAGTTATCATACTCAACACCATCAATTCTAATTGTTGCACTAGTAGAATGATTTGCTCCTCTGTTAGTAACAACAAAGTGAGAGATAGTATTGTCTTTTGCAATCCTTAGTGTATTACCAGCTTCATCAGCAATAACTTCACCACTCTTAAATACACCAAATAACCCTTTAACCATAAGGGTCTTGTTAGAAGTATACTTTCCTGTGGAAGTACCTTCTACTACTCCATACGCACCACTGCTAAGACCTCTAACATATTGTCCTGGAGTAAAACTACCAGAAACAGAAATCTTATCATCTAATTGAATCTTAGTAAAGAAATTAGGATCAAAATAAGAGAATCCAAATGTACTGTTATATGTTGCATCACCATTAGATAATCTACCTTTGGAGATAACAATATCAGTATCAGGATTAAATCCAATTCCTCTATCTAATAATGTATAGTTACTTGGTTTTGCTATTCCAACAACAGGAGTAATTGTCTCGTTATAATCAATAACTTTTCCGAAAGGAACAGAACCAGGTGTCTCAGCATCATTCTCATTGATATAGATGTATCTAATCTTATTAGGATCAGTATCATCATATTCAATAAGGAAATCATCTAGAAGATCTTTCTGTGCAGTTACAGTGATTTCTAAGAAAGTAACAGAAGTATCTGGATTAGATTCTACTCTAGGAACTCTAGAATAAGAAAGCACTTCAAAACTATTTGCTATAATAGTAGTTCCACGTGATTGAATATACCAAAGAGTTGGAATACCATCAGCAGTAGTTCTAAAGTTAGCACCAGTAAGACCTGCTACACGTGTTGCATAGTTATTATCAACTTCAATGTAGATAGTCTTAATACCTTGATTAATATCAAAGAAAGAACCTCTCCTATTAATAGTTTGCTTAGGATCAGCTGCTGCCTCAGTATTATTCATACCAATAGATCCGTCATTAAAGGCAGAAGACAGATACACATTAGGATATGATGTAAGTTCAGATCCTTCTGAGTTTACTGGTAATGAACTATAATTGTTAGTAATTCTATAAGTAGGAAGACCTTTTGTTTTAAGACGTATATCTTCTCTGTTTAAAGTTTCTCTTGCTTTATCTACATCAATATACTTGGTCTCTTTATTAACAACTTCATAACCTTTAACGTATGCTTTACCTGGACCAACACTAGCAATTAACTTCTTACTAGCATCAGATTCAGAAATACCATTTACTAAACCTTCCGAATCTTTTCCATAGATACCAAGATTACCATTCTTTTGTAGATACTCTCTTACATCAAGTGAGAAGTTATCAACAACGTAATCACCAGACTCATCATAAGTTCTACGTGCAAGAGTCTGCTCAAGAAGATTGTAGTCCGTTTGTACTACTTGAGTTTGTACTACCCCATTCTTGATCTGAAGTAGTTTAATGAAATTCTTAATAATGCTTTAGATCATGCAGAAAAAGCTTTTAAAAAAAGTGATGACGTAGTTGGGACAAAAACAGGTTTATCAGACT